CGTCTTTCAGCCTTTCCCTGCCATCACTATGGAACTTAGTAACCAGATAAGGCTCAGCTATTGTGCCTTCTAGCCATTCAACTCTTTCACCATTTGGATCAATAACATCATCGCCATTGATATAGTGAAACTTATCTAATATCGCATCGCGAGATGATTCTCTTACTGTCTCAACTATTTCGCTAGATATATTGCTCTTTACCCATTTGACAAATTCGCGTTCATTCTTGATAACCCACTTAAACTTAGGCTTACTAGTAGTAACATAGGCAATAACATCATCACCATATTCAGCTTTTACTCTGTCTGCACCTATCTTGTCCATCTCTGTCTGTAGTGCAGCTCTTAGCCTATCTTTAGCTTTCTTGGCCTCATCAGCTATGAGACTCACCGCTGCTAGTTCCAGACTCAGTTCCTTGATTCCCATCTTGCTCCCTTTTCTTTGCTCTATTTAGCCTGACATCTAAGCTACTTACATTTATGCCACAATCTCTGGCAATAAACTCTTTGTCAAATCCCCACTCCATTAGCTGACGGATATATCTAATAGAGTGGGGTTTGCTCACTTCTTCCCTGCCCATCCTTCTCCTTTGAATATTGCTGGCGTTGGATGCCATACGCGCCACATCGGCACATTGCAATTATCGCAGGTTACTTCATATTTCTGGACTATTGATGCAACTAACTCTCTTGATTTATCGCATTTGTCGCATCGATATTCATAAATTGGCATTGTATGGCCTTTGCAGTGTCTCGCCACCAGTCCAGTAGCGTTCAGATATTGATTCAAGTCCAGCAGCTAATCTGCATATTCGACACTTAGCCGCTTTCATCTTCCATTTACCACATTGGTCGCACCGGACAATATCGTCCTCTTTGGCCGTTACGCGATCTGCTGGGTAGATGATTCTTTGCATAAAGCACCTTTGGCACTCAACTAGCCAGACTTCCTCAGGTGCTTCTGCAATATCACTAGCATCGTATTTATGTAACTCAATATGCGGAGTAACTAACTTGCAAGCTGAGCAGATAAATGGATGAGCGTCACTTCTCATTTTTGAAAGACCCAGTGCCCATCTGAACCAACTCTCATCCACTTTGCAGGATGACCAGACTTAGGAGTAGGACATACCCAGCCCCTATATTCCTTGCCTTCTTTAGTGCCAGTCTTTAACACCATTGGCCCATCTCCACCAGAGCAGAGCGGAATCTCATCAATTATCTCTGCACCGAATTCTTTAGTTATCTGCGCAACATCCCAGACAATTGGCTCAGGATCATTAGGCCGTTGCTCTTTTATAAATTCCGCAAGCGCTGGCTTAGTCGTTTCAATTGGCTTCTTTGGCCCTTGATTGACCTTCGCAAAGTAGCCAGCGAGGTTAAGTGCTCGTCCCAAAGATCCAGTCTCTGCAAGCTCGAGAGCGTATTGCTTTGACTTAGACTCAGAGGATAAACCCGTTGTCCAAGGATTAGCGTCAGCTTCAGTCCGATATAACTCAGTTTTAATAATATAAACATCGCAAGTATTGACAAGCGACTCTGCCAATATATGAGTTTTAATTCTGTAGTCGGGGTAAGCATTTATAAACTCCTTTAATCTATCTTGGACACTTACATAATCATCTAGGTAATTCGACATCTAACTTCTCTCTCCCTGCGAAATCATTTATCGCATCTTCTAACTGTTCTTTCAATGAGTAAAATGTGCCATCTGGCCAGTTTTGAGCTTCATCGGCGCAAGGCTGGCAATAGAACCTGACCTGTGCTTTGCGAAGCGGTGTTTCGCTTTGGACTTTCCATACTGCTGGTGTTGTAGCTCTTAAATCCCAACCATTCTTATTTTGTCCCCAGCGATATTTGCAGTAATCGCAGTATTGATTGCTATTATGATTGCGAGTCAGACTCAATGTCATCCCAATCTTCTGGTGTAGAAAATCTGCATCGACCCAAGATAGCGGCGTATCCAATGAGATCGAGATACGAATCCTCGCGCTCTGGACTTTCCACCATTCTTGAGAGTTTTGTTGCAATAGCAATAATTGCCAGTTCAGATGGGTCTCTGAGCTGAATACCGAGTGCTCTCGCGATTTTGTAAATGCGTAGAAAATTGTGCCTCGGGTCTCCATACTCAATCCCTCGGTCGAATAAGGTAGCACCAGCTTCTTCAAGCCATTCACTTAAGGACTTCTGTGTATCGGACACTTGCTCTTCCTCTCTTATATCCTTGATTAAAGGCTTTGGCTTTGGCTGAACTCCAAAGAGCCCATAAGTAAAGGCCGAAGAATGGAACGCCGATTGTTATTGCAAAGACTTGCGTATTAGATAAATTAGGAAACATCTGCACTCACTCCATATTTATCAAGCCAATATGCAGAGATTTCGGCCTTAGACAAACGGCCTCTAAGCTGCTTCTTACCCATCCGCTCTTTAGCAAATCTTCTTATTATTGATCCCTTAACCCAATTTGTCTCATCAGTCCAAGCCCCTGCTTGAGAATCAAATCGAATTAGAGCTACTTTATTTATCATTTTGCTCCCGTTCTGTAATCCCTAAATGGATTTACGGGCTAAATGTATTTGCTTAAATCTATTTAGACAAGCAATAGCTCGGCGAGTCGGATATCAAAGAAGCCGCACAGCCTCTCGCTATGAGCTTTGTTGCTAAAATCGGTTGTAATCGGAAGGCTCTTCAAAACCCACTCAGGCTCTATTAGAGTGCCTAAGTCAAACTGGTAGATGCCCTTAGGTGTCGCATTGATATACAGGGTCTTAGCGCCCGTCCTAGCCCTTATATCGGCCAGATAATCCCACTTCTTCTTCTCAATCAATAGGCGGTCATAGTGCGTTCTACGGCATTTGAGCTCGATATAAGAATCGCTAGTAATGCCATCTGCTCGGTCGGTCGCTGATAAGGGCGTCAAGTCTGGGTAAAGCGACTTGAGAGCCTCGAATAACTCGACTTCCCTAAAGTAGATTAGTTATCTTCCTCGCCATCTTCCCAATTAATTTTCTTTATTGGGTCATCGGCTGGCACTATCCAATCAGGGTAAGAGCTACGATCCATAGCAAAGGCCAGAGAAGTGCCTTCGTCCATACCAGCTCTACGGCAAGCCTTATAAACTTCATTGGCAGCAATAGCCCAGAAATCAAGCTTTGTTAGCGGTGTTTCCTTAGTAGTCCTTCGTCTTTTGGGACGCTTGACTGGCTTCTTACTTACGCGCTTTCGCGTTGCCATTTCTGACCCCTCTCGCTAGGGCCAATTCTAGCTGAGACTCCATTTTATCCAGGCGCGACACTATTGGAATATTCTCCAATTTTATTATGTAGCGAAGGCCAGCAATCAGTAAGGCAATTGATCCTAAGACTGACGCAACTAGGGTTGCGAGTTCAGCTGCAACCATTACCGGACTTTGCCGTAACGCTCGTAGTTAGGATTAAGCCAATTAATAATGCTAGGCAAGACTGACACTAGAGCGGCATTTGCAATCGCATTGAGGTCGAATCCCACCGCTAGATAGGTCGCTAGGGCTGTCGCTAGGAATGTCTTTGCCCAGCTTTCGGCCATCTTTTTTAGGTCGCTCATTCTTGTCTCCTTCTAGGTCAAAGTAACTGCTGTCTTTGTCTCCCAAAGTTGTAAAGCTAATATGAAAATGAGAACGATGAGGATTGGGGCCTGAGTATTTACGCCGCTTCCAACCCAGTAACGGGCTCATAATCTTGCCATCGTAGATAATATATTTAATGCGCTTATCCCCTTTTTTGGCGCATTTACGAATCTTCTCAACCAACGCATAAGCTTCTTCTTTGTGCGCTGCTAAATCAGAATCAATGTCTATAGCTCTAACGATTCCATTTGCTGGAATATGGTCAGAACTGCCTTTAGCAATGTGCCGAGCATCAGCAATCCAGCCATCAGACTTCCTATCGCGATCAGGATAATCGTCATCGATTTGCTCCCGTAACTGAACACCCGCTGCACATAGTCTCGTCATTATCTTGAGGGATTGTGCTAACCCAAGAGGGCTTGCGCTTCTTCGGCAGTAAGACCTAACTTAGCCAAGACCGCTTGTCGCGCTGCTTCTTTTTCAGCTTGTTTGTTTTGATCATTTTCAATCTTGTTTTTTGTTTCTAACCATTCTGCATATTCGGATTGAGTCATTTCGCGGCTTTCAATTATTCCATTTCCATCAGCGAAATCAATTGTTGGGTTTATCATTAGTTTGCTCCCCACTCTACTAGTTCGTAAGCCTGACTATTGGTCCAAATAAATTGAACAGTTGTTAAGGTTATATTAACATTATAATTTGCAATGCCAGTTATATCTAAATCTGTTCCATTTCCATTGGTGCAACACTGCCAAGATACAAAAGGTTTATTGCCATTTACATCACTTATTTTGATA